GGCACTTGGGGAGTGATGCAGCTCGCCGGGCTGCCTGTCTCTGATGCTGTAACTAACTTTGCAGCTTGCATTGGTTTTTACCTCTTTGGAGATCGTAGTTTATTCTACGCACGTACTAACATTAAGTAATGAAAATTGATCCTAATTTTTGTACACATTCAGGAAAGTTTTGGGCAATTCTACATGATTTAATTGCTCATCCTTTAATGGCAGTTTCATTTTATAGTAAAATTAGTATTAGATTTCATAATTATACTTCATCAAAAGCTTGGCCAAGATGACGCTTAAAAAAGACGTTATAAAAGATAAGAAAGATTCCCGCCCTTCTCGTAAGGGCGTTATTTTTCGTGAGCAGAATAAAGATTGGAAACAACAAGTAAAAGAATATAAAGAAAAAAATGCAAATAAATCGGTTTAAAACACAATTCGCAGAAAATATTTTTAAGTTTAAGTATGCACAAGGACCTAACGATACTTGGGATGCCCTCGCAGACCGGCTTGTTGAAGATGTGTGTGGTAGTCGATGGGGAACAGATCGACCACTCATGTCTCCAGACGATTGTAAACAACTTGCTCAGTGGATTAAAGAATTCAAGTTCGTACCGGGTGGACGGTATCTCTATTATGCAGGTAGGACTGCGAAGTTTTTCAATAATTGCTACCTTCTCCGAGCAGAAGAAGATACACGAGAAGAATGGAGCAACGTAACTTGGCGAGCAATGTCTTGCTTAATGACTGGTGGAGGTATTGGAATTGACTACTCTAGACTTCGTGCGAGTGGTAAGCCTCTTGCGAGAACTGGAGGTACGGCTTCGGGGCCACTGCCTCTCATGTCAGCAATTAACGAAATTGGAAGAAATGTTATGCAGGGCGGATCACGCCGTTCAGCTATCTACGCCTCCCTCAATTGGGCGCACGAAGATATTCCAATGTTCCTCGAAGCAAAGAATTGGTCGCCTGAAGTCCGAGAACTAAAGAGCAAAGACTTCAATTTTCCGGCTCCACTGGACATGACTAACATTAGTGTTAATTATGATGATGCTTGGGGATTTGATCCTAACAATTCTGTCTTCTTACAGAACTGCCGTCAAGCAATGGAAACCGGAGAACCCGGCTTTAGCTTTAACTTTGGAGCAAAACAAAATGAAACCTTACGGAACGCTTGTACTGAGGTTACAAGCGAAGATGACTCTGACGTATGTAATCTTGGTTCTGTCAATCTCGGCGCTGTGGCGTCTCTGGAAGAGTTCCAGAGCATCGTTTCTCTGGCTTCCAAGTTCCTCGTTTGTGGAACTTTGCGAGCGGACCTCCCATACGAAAAAGTTTATAAGGTTCGAGAGAAAAACCGACGGCTTGGACTCGGTCTTATGGGTATCCACGAATGGCTACTCAAACGAGGATACTCCTACGAAGTAACTCCTGAACTACATAAATGGTTAAAAGTATATGAATCAGAATCCGAACGATCTGCTAACGAACATTGTGAAAGATTGTATATCAGCAAGCCAGTCGCTTACCGGGCCGTCGCCCCAACTGGCAGCATTGGAATTCTTGCTGGCACTACAACGGGAATTGAGCCGCTATTCGCTGTGGCTTACAAGCGTCGCTATCTCACAGATGGAACAAAATGGAAGTACGAATTCGTCGTTGATTCTACCGCAGACCTCCTCATTCGAGAATACGGTCTCAAACCTGAACAAATCGACACCGCCTACAAGCTAAGCCATGACTTTGAACGACGAATTAAATTCCAAGCCGATTGTCAGGACTATGTAGATATGAGTATCAGTTCCACTTTAAATCTTCCTGCATGGGGAACTAAAGGGAATAATGAAGAAAAGGTTAAAGATTTTGCAAACATTCTAGCAAAATATGCTCCACGGTTACGTGGTATGACTTGTTATCCGGATTCTTCACGAGGAGGCCAACCTATTACTGAAGTTTCTTATGAAGAAGCGATTTCCCATAAGGGAGTAATTTTTGATGAAAATGAATATGCCTGTAAATCAGGAGTATGTGGAATTTGATTTAAAATGGCTTGCAGGATTTTTTGATGGTGAAGGTTCTATTGGAATTTATCCACGAAATGCTAATAAAACAAAAACAAAAAAATATTATGTGTTAGTGGTTTCTTTAGCTCAAAGTGGAGATGATGGTAAAGAAATTTTAGAAAGTGTTCGACATAAGTTTGGTGGTTCTGTTTATAGTCAAACAAAACCAAACCACAAAGTTATGTGGAAATGGAATGTTTCAGCTATTAAAGCTCAAAAATTTCTTGAAATATTAGAACCGTTTCTAATTATCAAACGTAGTCAAGCAATTACAGGACAGTATTTTATGAAATTGAATTCAAAGTGTGTCGGTAATATAGAAGCAGATCAATTCTATAATCAAATTAAATTAGAAAAACTTTAACATGTATGATCTAGATATTAGTTTTATCTCTGGAGTAGCTCTTGGTATTGAGCACGTATCCCTAGGAGATGAATTTGAAGATGGGGATACAGAATGGGCGGTTGTTCTCGATTTATTCATTATTAGATTTACTCTATTTAAACTGAAAGAAAATTAAAATGATAACTACTACTAAAACCTACAATCTTGAAATTAAAGGTAACTTGTTTGATTTTACAGAAGCTGAAGCCCAAGAACTTTTTAATGCTCTAGACTCTGTGCTTAATAGTAAGACATATCCAAGACTAGGGGAAATGATTCCAGTTCCTAATTTTCGAGGCCCTTTTGTTGCGGAATCTCTTTGTACTTCTTCTTGGAAAGAAAAACCTACTGGCCCTTCCGGGCGTGAGTTTCGTTAATAATATAAAAAAAAAGCCCGCGTAAGCGGGCTTTTTCATTTCAACCTTGTCTCATCATCTGAACAAGTTTCTTACTTCGATTTCCTACTTGTACATACCAAAGAGAATTCTTCATTCCTTCAGCAGCATCCTCCCATCGACCTTCATTAATTGCTTTCAGAGTATTAACAAACTTAGCCAACTTAGTTTCGCCTAAGTTGAAAGCGAGATCAAGGATCACCACCTTTCGATTATCAGTTAGAGCATCAAAGTTCTTTACCAATTTACGAGCAGCAATTTCTGCTTTCTTCATATCATTTGACAAGAGATATTCAATCTCATCGTCAGACAATCCTCCTCCCAATCGTTTGTCAATCAAACGTCCCACACCAATAGTCCAGTATCCCTTAGAATCCTGATAAGCATGCGGGACTTTAGCCTCTGACTCATAGAGGTGTTTTTTCCACACTTCTAAAATAGTCTTCACAATTAATTCTCCATATCTTTTTGAAACTCCATCAAGTCTAGTTGCTGTTGTTGCTGTCTAATAGTTTTTAGAGTTTTGGGGCTTAGCCGCTGAACCTCATCCAGAATAAATCCTTTGTGGGTTCGTTCTAGGAAAGAGTTAACGTTACGCCACTCTCCACCGTTAGACATGTACTTGACAATAGCTTGTGCTGTTTTCTTTTTATCTCCATCGCGGCTATAAGTTTTAGCTTGGTCTAGATAACGTTGTTGTAGTTCTTCATCCCGTAATCTAGAGTTTTTAGTCCGGAACACAATCTCAGACTCTTTTCGTTCATCTAGAGAGCGCATACCAGTTGTAGAACGAAGCATTTGCTCATTAAGAGAACGTTTAGTCTTTAGTTGGTCCGTCTTGCTTGGTATGTAACCTCCTTCCCCATCAGAAAATACTGTGGATTCCATCAAACCTTTTACTGGTGCGGGCATCATGGGGTATGCTACCCCGGCTGCATTAGTAGCTGTGGGAGCTAAAGCGAACTTACCAGCAGCTTTACCTGTTTCTACTAGAGACGACAGTAGCGGAAACATTGATTCAGCAGCAGAGTCTGGGAACAGGTTATCCATTGAAAACTTAGTTCCAATGTCAATTCCCTCTGGCATGATATAACGACTACCAGCTGCTAAACCACCGAACGCCCAGAATTCATCAGCATTACGCATAATAAACTCTTTAATACCCGGAGTATCTTTGAATGTCTCTGGAGCAATGCTACGAATTACGGACCACACATCATCAGCATCATCCAAAGCATACATTCCAACTAATCCACCAAGAAGTAGTTGAATGCCCATCATGGTCATTAAAGTCTTAGGTGCTTTTTGGAATCCATAAGTTGCTAGTTGAGTATAAGCGTTGTGCTTGAACG